AGAAACACCTTGGTCACTTCGGTCTTAGAGAGCGATTGCGATTGGATGCTCATGGTCGACAGCGACATGGGTTTTGAACCAGACATTTTGGACAAGATGCTCGAGGTCGCCGATCCGGTGGCTCGTCCAATTATCGGTGGGCTTTGTTTCGCCAATCGCCAAATTGTGGTCGACGGCATGGGTGGCTTCATCACCAGGGCGTATCCAACCATTCTTAATTGGACAAAGTGTGACGACGGCTTTCACCGCTTCGTTGGTCAAACGCATTTTCCGGTCAACAGCGTCATTTCTGCCGGTGCAACCGGAGCTGCCATGCTGCTCATGCACCGCAGCGCCATGGAAAAGGTGTTTGAACTCGACGGACCTAATCACTTCACTCGCATCTTGGGCGAAGACGGTGTGTGGATCAGCGAGGACATTTCGTTTTTTGATCGCTGCCGTCGTCTTGAGATCCCATTGTTCATCCACACCGGTGCTCGCACCAGCCACGCCAAAGTGTCGTGGCTTAACGAAATGGACTTCTGGGATACCGAACAGCCACCACCAGCAACGGATCGCTGTGCGGTCATTGTGCCGGTGCTCCATCGACCTCACAACGTTGCACCGCTCATTGAATCGCTGCGGGCTTCGACAGGTCTGGCAACGCCGTACTTCGTCGTTGAAGAAGGCGACAAGGTCATGGCCGACACCGTGCTGGCCAATGGTGGCCGAGTCATAACGAAGTCTGGTTCTTTTGCCGTCAAAGCCAACTACGCTGTCAAGTTGACCGATGAGCCCTGGTTGTTGTTCGTCGGCGACGACGTGCATTTCCACTCTGGCTGGTTGAACGCCGCTTTGGACATTGCCAACCGGTATGACAAGTCGGTCATCGCCACTAACGATTGCCACAACCCATTTGTGACGCGTGGCGAACATGCAACACACCCGCTCATTGAGCGTCGCTACATCGAAGAACTCGGTGCGTCGTTTGATGGACCCGGAACCGTGGCGCACGAAGGCTACGGCCACATGTTCATTGACAACGAGTGGTCGTTCTTGGCCAAGACTCGCCAGCAATTTGCAGCTGCACTTGGCTCTCGAGTCGAGCACTTGCATCCGCTCTACGACGAGACCGTTGCAGACGACCCGATTTACGAACTCGGCCGATCAACGGTTGATGCTGACCAAAAACTTTGGATGGACAGAGTCCGAGCCTTCATGGAGAGTGCGCAATGACAACGCCAAAGGACTACTGCACCATTGAAGACGTCAAGGCGTCGATGAGCCTGACTGGCACACAGGACGACGATGCGCTTCAAGCAGCGGTCACCGCAGCGTCACGCCTGATTGACCACCACTGTGAGCGGTACTTTTACCAAGACGACACCGCTACCGCTCGAGTGTTCGTGGCTGAAAGCATCTTGGCCGTCGAATGCGACGACTTTGACCCAAACCAAACGATCATCGTCAAGACCGACCCAGTTGGACTTCGCACTTGGGACCAGACGTGGACGTCGGCGGATTACCAAATGGAGCCGTTGAACGGCGTGCGTTATGGCATGCCTTGGCCATGCAACCGACTTCGTGCCATCAAGTCGCTGTATTTCCCGGTGTGGGGTGGCGCTGCCATTTCCGTGCGCAACGTCGTTCCCCAGGTTCAGATCACAGCCAAGTGGGGCTGGGCACAAGTGCCCGACGCCATCTTCCAAGCGGCAGTCATTCAAGCCGCAGCCACGTTCCAAGCCATCAAGGCACCACTTGGCGCTACGTCGTTCGGTGAAGCCGGCATTGTTCGAGTGAAGAACCAACTGCACCCACACGCGCAGCTGCTCATTCAGCCTTACTCGCTCGAGGACGTCTTCGTCCTGTGATTGGTGACCTTCAAGCCATTTGCGAAGGCATCCAAGCAAACTTGCAAACCATTCCGGGTTTGCAGGCGTTTGGCTACCTCCCAGATTCGTTCTCAGACCCCGCAGCGGTCGTCTCCGTCATGGACGTCCAGTACCAAATGTCGATGAACGACTCACTTACCGGTCAAGTTGACCTGATCGTCAACGTGTTGGTGGCTCGCACCGATGCCAGAAGCGCTCAACTCAAGCTGCAAGCGTTCATGAGCCCCAACGGCCCCGGTTCAATCCGAGAAGCCATTGAATCTGACACCACGCTTGGCGGAATCGTTGGCGACACAACAGTCATTTCGGCATCTCGAGGACCAGCCATCAGCGTTGGTGGTGGACCAACGATTTACCTGACCTTGGAATTCACGGTCGCCGTTTACCCATAGGAGAAACATGACTTACACCGTCACCAGCGGCCTGTTGGTTTTTGCAGCGGAAGGGTCCACCGTGACCGACGCCGACTGCGAAGGCTGCAACGTCGAAGCACTAATCGAAGGCGGCCACTTGACCGTCGAATCCGCAGTACCAAGCAACGAGCCGGTCTCACCGGAAGAAGGAGCATAACCATGGCGAAATTCGTCTACAAAAACGCCACCGTGGTCATCAACTCGGTGGACCTGTCCTCACAAGTCGAGCAAGTGACCGTCGAGCGCAAGCTTGACGAAGTCGAAGTCACCGCCTTTGGTGACACTGCTCACAACTTCGTGACCGGACTTGAGTCCAACAAGCTTACGCTGAGCCTCTATGCCGACTATTCGGCCTCGAGCGTTCACGCCACGCTTTCACCTCTCGTCGGCTCGACGACGACGGTTGTGGTCAAGCCAACGGCAAACGCCACCAGCACGACCAACCCTTCATTCACCATGACGGCGCTTATCTCCAACTACATGCCGGTTGACGGCAAGGTTGGCGACGTCGGCAAGCTTTCGCTGACCTTCCCGGTCGTGAGCGGCATTACCCAGGCGACTGCATAACCATGGCCGCATCCCGCCTAACCGTCACGAAACTTGCAGAAAACGGAGAGCAACTGCCTCCGCAGACGTACACGCTGACCCCAGCGATTCTCGTTGCATTCGAACGTCAATTCAAAATTGGCATGGGTCAAGCGTTTCAAGCCGAGTCCATGAAGATCGAATACATCTATTGGCTCGCATGGGAAGCCGAGCAAAGAGACAACCTTGCTCACCACGGCATTCGAGTCTTGTTCGACGACTGGCTAAAGACCGTCGAAGAAGTGATTGACCCGGACGCTGATTCAGACCCTTCGTAGGGCCAACGACGGACGCCATCTGTCGTCTGGCCCTGCGCATGGGCATCGCACCGTCAATTTTGGCTGAGGAACCGGTGTATTTCATCGAACACCTCGTTTGGCTGTGCAACAAAGAAGATGAGGGGGTCCGAGAATGAGCGATAGCAAATCATTTGCCATTGTTGATGTCTCGGACCTTCTTGCTTTACCGAAAGTTCTTAAAGCGATTGACCCCGCTGCCAAGAAAGAGCTGACGCGTGGGCTTCGTGCCATTGGTCGAGAAATTGCCGACGGCGCCAAATCAAACGTTCGATCAATACCGTCCAAAGGCTCCGAAAGTTACCACGGCAGGCACGGCAGCATTCGAGCCATGGTGGCAAGCGCAATCAAGGTCAAGGTATCTGGCATGACCGTCAAGGTTGTCCAGGACAAAATGGGTTATCCAATTGATGCCGTTGCACGGCTGTGGGAACTCGGTGGAAAAGACAGTCGTTCGTACTGGGCTCATCCACTGTTTGGTGATCGCAACGTGATGATTCAACAGCAATCGCACAATTACTTGATGACGTCCGTGCTCGAGCACGAAGACGAAATTAAAGACGCTGCCGAAAAGGCAATTATGGCAGGCCTCTTGGCTGCCCAACGAGCTGCGGAGATGACACATGGCCAGTAAGAGCTCAGTTTTCACCGTTGTCGTTGCCGGCAAGTCAACGCTGTCCAAAGTCACCGACAGCGAAGCCAACGGCGTAGGCCGTAGCGCCAAGCGAATTGCCGATCACTTCAACCACATGACTTCACACATTGGTCACAGCTTGGAAAAAGTTGGCGAGCAATTCGAAAAAATGGACATTGTTGGCGCTGGTGCGTTGACCGGCCTTGGCCATGGGTTGGACAAATTCGCCGTCAAATCGGTCACAACCAAAGACATTGTCAAAGGCGCCATGAAGCAAGCCGGCATGGCCATTCTTTCGGTTGGCGCTGGCGTTGCAGCCTTTTCGCTCAAAGCCGGCGAAGATTATGCCTCAGCCGAAAACGCGTTGAAAGCTTCAGTTGAAGGTTCGGGGCGCAGTTGGAAAAAGGCCGAAGAACAGGTTTTGCAAGTTCAAGGCCGCTATCAAAAATTTGGCTATTCGTCGGCGCAAATCAACAGCGCTTTGGCCAAATCGGTAATTTCAACTGGCAATCTGAAAAACTCCATGGCGCATTTGCCAATTGCCCTTGATTTGGCGGCAGCCAAAGGCATTGACCTCAACTCGGCCATGCTTGCCGTAGACAAAGCCGCATCCGGGAACAGCCGAGTGCTCAAGCAACTTGGCATTGACATCGCCATTCCGCAATCTTCGGCGCTGAAACTGCAACAAGCCCAAGACAAAGTCACCGCAGCACAACAATCCATGGCGGGCGTAATTGCAAATTTTCCCAACGCCGCTCAAGAAGGCGCCAAAGGCCACGACAAATACGTCAAGGCCATACAAAAAGTGCAAACTGCCGAAGATAAATTACGAATTCTTCACGGCGCGTCGACTGCAATTCTTAAAACCCTTGGCGATCGCTTGAAGGGCCAAGCGTCGGCATCTGCTGAAACTTATGCCGGAAAACTCAAAGCGGCTCATGCTCGAGCAACGGATCTTGCCAAAGGTCTTGGCGAGAAGTTGCAACCCATGATTGAAAAAGTTTTGACGTGGTTCACCAAATTCATTGACTACGCCAACAAGCACACATGGGTTTGGAAAGCGTTGGCCACAGTTATTGGCGTTGTGCTGGTGGGTTCGCTCGTCAGCATGATGGGTCCGTTGTTTACGGCGATTGCTGGATTGGGCGGTTTGTTCGCATCACTGGTAACGGCCATTGGCGGGTTTATGGGTTTTGACCTTGCCGCTATGACTGCAGCGGGAGGCATGAGCGCTTTAACTGCGGCATTCGCCGCCACTGGAATTGGCGCAATCATTCTCATTCTTATTGGGTTGCTTGTTCTCATGATTACCCATTGGCACGCCGTTTGGAACGCCGTCAAGACGGTGTGGGGATGGATTTACGATTACATCAAAATCAACGTCGACCTCATTTGGGGAATCATCGACAACGTGCTCATCAAGCCGTTGATGTGGGTGTGGGACAAAATTAAAAAACCCATTGCTTCGGCATTCAGTTGGATTGGCAACGCCATCACCACGCCGTTCAAACTTGCCATGAGCACAATTGAGCACCTTTGGAACAGCACCATTGGTGGTTTTACGTTTACCCTGCCGGACTTTCTCGGTGGTGGCACGTTCACTATTCCGGTGCTTGGTGCGTCCGGTCCATCGGGATCGAATTTCACCCCATCAACCATCAAGACGGTTGGTCCAGGCGTTGGTGGAGCCGTTGGCTTTGGTGGTGTCATTGGTGCCCCTACCGGCAATCAAGCGCACGTCACGATCAACGTGCATGGCGGAGACCCAAACCAAGTTGTTGCAGCTCTTGTTGCTCACACGCGCACAAATGGACCTATTCCGGTGCGCACCTCGCTTCCTTCGGCCACGCCGTTTACTAATTCATGACGCCAACTGCTCCTTCGTTCAAACTCGAAATGGCGTTCCTTACCGGGTCAACGCTGGCCAATGCGTTCACTCTTGACGATGCGGTCAAAGGTGTCTTGGCAGATGCAAGCGGCACGCCTTCGAACGTGTTGCTTGCTCCGAGCTACGTCGACATTTCAAATCGAGTCAGCGGCAGCGTCATGGTCAATCGTGGCCGGTCAAGAGAATTGGATTCATTCAACGCTGGCACAGCCACGTTTACTTTGCGCAACGAAGATCGAGCCTTTGATCCACTCAACACGACTTCGGCGTATTACCCAGGCATCGTTCCTCGAGCGCTGGTGCGCATCACGCTGGCCGGGCAAGTGGTCTTTGTTGGCCGAGTTGAGGATTACCGGATCAAATACGACATCACTGGCACCTCGACGGTTGACGTGTCGTGCGTCGATGGCATGGGGCTGCTGGCTTCGATGTTTTTGGTTGGCGTTGCCGTCGACGAAGAATTCCCCGAGACTCGAATTCCTGCGGTGTTCAATAACACTCAGATTTCGTACCCTGATCCGGTTTCGATTGTTGGCCTTGCTCAAACTTCGTATCCACACGGTAGGAGTCGCGCAGCTGGCGTAGCGATCACCTCAACCAACCGGTGGGTTGTCACGTTCCCAGACGACAAAACGGTTTACAGCTTCAACAGTTCCGCAGGCACCTTGTTGCCTTTCACTGGTTTGGACACTCCAGTTGGCGTCGCCGTTGACTCAAGCAACGCTGTGTACGTCACCGACGTTGTCAATAACAATGTCAAAAAGTTGGTGGGTTCAACCCAAACAACGTTGGCGTTCGGAACATTGTCGGGTCCATCAGGAATTGACGTCACAGCAAACGGCGACGTTTACGTTGCCAACACCTATGCCGGCAACGTCAAAAAGTTGTCTGGTGGCACCGTTTCGACCATTGGTGGGTTGACCTACCCAACCGACGTAGCCGTTGATTCCAAGGGCGGCATTTACGTTGCCGACAACAATTTGGTCAAGAAGTATTCGGGCAGCGGCACCACTTGGAACACCGTGGCAATTTCTAACCTGGTCAATCCAACCAAACTGACCATTGGCTCCGATGACGTGCTTTATGTGTCTGACAGCGGATCGAATCGCGTCATTCGCTGGTCGGCAACTGGAACCGGTAATGCAGCCTTTTCAAATCTTTCAACGCCGGCTGGAGTGGCCACGGATGCATCAAAGAACATCTATGTCGTCGACGCCGACAATTTCAGAATTTGTCAAACTTCGGTAAACGTCCGTTTGCTCGCAGCTCAAACGCTTGCGGATGTTTCGGCGCTCGAGCACTTGCAAAAGGTGGAGAAAGCCGAATACGGCTGGATGTACGTCGACCGCAACGGCACGCTCATCATTCGCACTCGACCAGACCTCAAAGGCACGCCGACCATTACGTTTGCTGATGACGGCTCGGGTATCTACTACGAGTCGATTCAAATGCTCTCGGCGACGCAGCTGCTCTACAACCAAGTGGTGGCTTCGGGAACCGCTGGTGCAGGTGGCGGGCAAAGCGGCAAGCGAGTGGTTGCCAACGATCA